AAAAGCGGCCGAAGCAGAGACTGACAGGGCAGAGGTTGCGATTATAAAAGGAAATATCCTTTCTTGTATTTTTTTCCACATAGGAGTTTATTTTCTAAAACCCTTATGATTGTCTATGCGGTCTAAAATTTTATTTAATTCTTCTGTTTTTATAAAACCGGCCATAGACGCGTTCTTAAGGGCGCTAATTAATTGTAATACCACGAACGGTATGATAACTACTTCACTAAGCCAAGCTGTACCTTTAAATCCTCTTTCTACCATTAAAATTACGGTTAAAAAGGCTACCCAAGTTACAGCACGTTTTAATACACGAACGGCTTTACGGGTTTGGAATCCTTCACGTTTTATACCTGAAACAATACCAAAGAATCCATCAATGAATATTACTGCAATTAATGCTAAATATTGTTCGGCGTTGCCCATTGTAAGTTCTAAAAAATAAGAACATAAAAAAGATACAGTCACTAGAGGTACGGTTAAAAAAGTTAATGTTGTTGATTTCATACTATTAGTTGGGGATAGATTAAGCCTCATAAGACTTTGTATAATAAACTTTTCCGGAGGAATTTCTTTTAGCCGTTAGGATTTGGCCTCTTTGTTCTCCAGCACTGTTATATGAAACATGGACCCAATCAGGTCTTTCATTATTTCCAAATTCCCAAATTAATTGGTCAAATGGTAGGTTTTCTCTAATATAGTGAAATATTTCTTCATTTTCAGGACCATCCCTGTGATCCATATCTATATCAATTGCTTCACCCTTTGAATGTTGTGAAGTTTTAGAACCACCAATAGCCTCATTTAAGGCATCGCTTCTATATCCTGAAGATATAAAGATTGGGACAGCAAAGCAATCTCTAATAGGTTGAAAAATATTTTCAGCTAATAATTTAGCCGCTTCTAAGTGTTCTTTATTAGGGGTATTATCGATGCCTTTCCTTTTTGCGGTTTGGGATCGAGTAAACTCGCCTAAAGATAAATTTTTACTTAACATCATTTTTTAGCAAATTTTTCTAAACCAGCTATACCAAAGCTACCCAAAGTAACAAGTACGAATGAGTTAAATATTGAATCACTTATAATTAATTCCTTACCCATAATACCCGTAACAATATCAACAGTAGCGAATATTACCATTACAGCAAATGAGAAAAATCCAATGATAGTTTTTTCATTGTATGTATTTTCATCTTTAAAAATGTCTTTAAAAGCCATAATTTTATATTTTATATTGTTGAACATATAAAAACCGTTGGTTGTAATAAATTGTATGATTATACATATAAAAAAAGAGCGCTAATGCGCTCTCAATTTATAAAAAATACTTGTTTTTATAATTTTCTTCCCTTTTTATCTATAACTATTACCTCAGGTTTTATTTTTTGAAGTTCTTCTAATCTTTTTTCTAATTTTTCAAATTTATTATTGGCTTCAGTGCCATCTTTTAGCATAGATGATGTTAGTTTAACTTCTTCTCTTAATAAATATTGCTTTTCTTCAAGAATATTAATTTGTTCCTTTAAACCTAAAATCATTTTTTCATTCCATTCTTCTTTAAGGTCATATTCTAACCTTTCAATTGCTGCCTTAGGTTCTGATTTTGCTATTTCTATATCAGCCTGTAAAGTGTAATACATTCCTACAAATGTAGTTGTAATCATCACGATTGCTATTATAGTTTTTAGGTCAACTTTAATTTCAGTGTTTTCTCCTATTTTCATATTTATTTATTATATTATTGAACATATAATAACACTTAAATAGAACGAATTGTATGCCTATAAATATAAAAAAAGGGATGCTATTGCATCCCTCTTAAAAAATTACTTGTTTTTTTAATTATTTACTTAATAAACCTTTTACCCAAGATTTTAATAAATCCCAGTTACGTGTAGCAAATACACCAAATGCAAACCCTGCATATATTTTGTAACCAAAAGACCATAAGATTAAACCTATGATTAATCCTAATACTCCTTCAATTCCATTTGCTACAATCCAACCTTTAACAATTGTAAAGATTTTTTTAATAAAGTCTAATACTTTTTTCATAATTAAGTTTTTAAAATTACGTTAATAAATATTACTACCCATCACAAGATAAACAATCCTCAGTAGTACGAGAACCTAAATCACCTTTAATCACGGAATCTGTACGTAGATAATATAATGTTTTAACACCTAATTTCCATGCTTCCATATGAACTTGATTAATCCATTTTGGAGAATCCGTTGGATCAAATGCTAAGTTTAACGATTGAGTTTGATCAATGTATTTTTGGCGTGTTGCTGCTTGTTGAACTAAAGCTAATTGGTTGATTTCTGGGAATGTCATGAATACTTCCTTTTCATCTTCTGTTAGTATATCATTAGATAGACCCATTACAGAACCATTGTCACCCATAATTTGATCCCAAACACGAGTTGTATTATGTTTCTTTTCAACTAGTAGTTTTTCTAATTCAGGATTTTTTACAATAAATGTTCCTTTAGCACCATTAAACACATAAATGTTAGCTGGTTGTGGTTCAATACCTGCTGAACAGTTATTAATACGAGAATTAGATACAGTTGGAGCAATTGCTAACAAGTGAGTATTTCTCATACCTGTACCCTTACACCAAGTAGGTTCTCCATATTCAATTGCCATTTGGCGTGAAGCTGCTTCAGCTTTTCTTTGAATATCACTAAAAATGGTGTGTGTCCAGGCTGTGGCACCAATTGAGTTAAATGCTAGGTTTTTTTGCTGGAGGAATGTATGCCACCCCATTACACCTAAACCTAATGCTCTTCCTTTTTTAGCTGAACGATGAGTACGAATCATTGAATCCTTACCATTCGTTTTTTGGATAAATTCCTCCATTACACCATCTAAGAAGTAAGTAGCAATTTCAACTACATCTGTGTTTTTCCACTCATCATACTTAGCTAAGTTTAAAGAAGATAAACAACAAATAAAACTATGTTCCTCATCTGTATGTAAAGTAATTTCAGTACAAATGTTAGTCATAGAAACATCTAGATTATTCATACGATAAGCTAAAGGATTGTCTTTGTTGACATTGTCCTTAAACATTATGTAGGGTTCTCCGGTTTCTACGCGGGATTTAAGTATTTCAAGCCATAGTGACATGGCCTCGCTGTCTCGATCCTGTAAGCGCTTCATAAACGCGTCATCTACAACAACTGCTTGGTGTAAATTTAGACATTGTCTATTAGGATCACCTTTAGGTCTACGAATCTGCATAAACTCTTTAACATCAATGTGGTTGATATCTAAGTTTACAGATGCAGCTCCTCTTCTTACACTACCCTGATTGGTAGCAATAATAGTTGAGTCATAAATTTTAGCCCAAGGGACTATTCCTTCACTTTGTCCATTTCCTGTGATTTCAGCTCCTCTTCCTCTAATTCTGCTAAGGGATATTCCCACGCCTCCCCCGTAGGAAGTAAGGCGCATAAGCTCCGCATTAGTGAGTCCAATACCACGGACCGAATCCGGAGTATCAATCCCAAAACAACTAATAGGCAAACCCCTATCAGTACCGGTATTGCTGAGAACAGGGCTAGCGAGACCAATCCATCCATTCCAAATATATTTAAAGAATTTATTTGCTAAATCTGGTCTGTTTAATCTATCAGCTACGGCATTAGCAACGCGTTTATACGCTTTACGGGGTGTCTCCCCAGGCATTAAATATCCTTTAGATATTGTAGACAAAGCTACATCATCAAAAAATTCAGGATAATCTTTACCTCTTTCCCATTGGGAGTAATCTGCTACTACATTGTTGTCCATAATTAAAATATACTTTCATCCCACTCCATGTGGCCTTTTGAATAATTTGTTACTCTGTTTGCGAAGAAATCTGTGTGTTGTTTACCACCTGATAAAGCACCAAACCAGCTCATTCTTTCTACAGCTGTCATATCAATTCCTTCGATGATTGGTTTGTAGCCTAAATCACCTAATTTTATATTAACTCTATTTTTAATAAAGTTTTCTAAATCATATTGTGAACAACCTTCTAAATCACCTAACTCGTAACATTTTCTAATAAAATCTAATTCAAGTTTTAGAGATAATAATGCTGCTTCGTTTATTGCTGCTTCAAGCTCTGGTGTTTTGACTTGAGGATTTTCATCGATAAGTGTTCTGAATAACCAACATCCAGCTTCTGAATGGAGGGATTCATCTCTAATAGACCATTCAACAATTTGACCCACTCCCTTAAGCTTGTTTCGCATCTTAAAAGATAGGAGGACGGCGAAGGAAGAGAATAAATTAACTCCCTCGGTAAATG